ATCAAATTGATCGTCACCGTCAGTTGCACCGTAACGTCCTGCACGGATTGCCCATTCTTCATAAAACTCTAAGCTGTCTTTACTTGCGCTTCCAAGTTTATCAAACAATTTAGTAAGAACATTTTTAGTACCCTTATCTTGAATTGCTCCTTGATAAAATTTAAACTGACTTACATCATCTGTAATAATATTTTCAAGGTACTTACGTTTTTGATATCCAATTGTGTGTTGTGCTAAACGCTGTTGTTCAATGTCAAAATTATCACTATCTAGATCAAAGAAGTCTGCAAATTGCTTAGCCTTGTAGTCGAGGTTTGGCAATAATCCTTGTTCTGGCTTTTTAGGTAATATTAAAAACTCACTGTCATTAAACGTCTTTGAACCTACAATATTAACTGATGCAACATAGTAGTACTGTTTATGTTTTACTAGTGAGCCAATTGAATAATCTTTCCAAGCAAGCCATTCAGTAACTACTGCATCATCAAATATAAATCCTGGAATGTTATAAGAACCGTTCCATTCATCAGATCGGTATCCTTTAACTTTAATTCTTTCTTGTCTATAACCTTGTGCTCTGTTATATATTACGTCACCAAACACTGTGCTGTTATCAATAATAACTACGTGTTCATTTTGTATTACTGGAATTTTAAGATGGTAAACTCCGTCTTGCGTATTCTTTACACGAAGCCCAAATTCATTAGTATTATCTCTTTCAGTAGTTGCAAAGTCAGAAAGCAATCGCTTGCCGTCTGCTTTTAACAAACTATAATCATAAAAATTATCATAAATGTCGTCTACTACTGTATAAGGTTTTCCAAACGCTATTGTATTTGCACTTGGACTAACTGTTAAAATTGTACCAGTTTCCCAATTCTGTGTTGTCCAGAATAAGAATTCTTTAGCACTTAGTCTCCAGTTTTCAATTTCTTGAATAGTTTGGTTGTAGTTGTCAAATTTAAAGCCTACGCTAGTAAGGTATTTTTGATACCCCATCATAAGATCTACAACATCTTGCCTGTCACGATACAAAGTTCCGTATTGTACTTCGCTAAGTGTATCTGTAAATGTATCTGAAATTCTAGCAGATGCTCCACCTTCAATTGGTAGTTCGGCAAGCTGTTGGAAATTGCCCGCATCAAATGCATCGCCTGCGGTGTGTGATACTTTTACACGGAAATAGCTATCACCAGATTCAACAATTTGTCCAGCTTCATACCGTTTGCCAGCAGTGTATATTAAGAAGTTTTCACTTATGCCACCGATCGTAATTACTGGATCATTGCTTTTTACTCTAGGTGGATAGTACTTAAAAATTGGACTATCTTTATCATAGCCTTTGACAATGTATCCTGATGGTGTGATTTCAACAATCATTCCACTGTACGAGTAAACATCTAATGGAATACTTTTTGTTAAATGTATACGATAGTTTTCTTCTGGAACAAAAACGTTCCCTTCATTAGTAGGAGTTCTTGCATCAAGTATTAATCTAAATTTAGACTTTTGTGTAAATCCACCAATTTTAGATGCTAACTTATTTTCAATATTAGTAAGGTTTGTTTTGTACTCTGTAAATCTAAGTGTTTGATTAGAAGCAAGATATCCTTGTACATAGTTTACAATACCTGCTGTAAGTACTCTGTTACTATCTGTTACGCCATTTGGGAATTGCAAGTTAATTAATTCAATACGCTTGCTAGTGTCTTCATATACTAATTGCTCTGCACCGTTACGAACAATTCTACTTCTGTCAAATGCTAGACCAAAAAATTGTGCAGGTTGATTCAATGCCCAAGCTGTCATTAACGAGAACGGATAATGTGAACTTTTACGCCAAGCTGATTCAACCGGTGCTTCGTCACCAAACGTAAACTCAGAATCATATGTGCTATCTATGCCGCCTTGTGCATAACCTGTTTGACTAGGCGGTAATAAATTTCCGCCTTCATCTACAGGAATATAGTTATACATTTGTGCATTTTTAAATTTATTTCGGTATGTTACTTTTTTATTAGGTTCACGAACAATACCATTTGCTAAGTCTTCCCAAAGGATAAGGTTATTACTAGAATACGGTGCTGATCCGTATACTGATTCAAACCAAGTTGGCTTTTCTTTTAGGCCTAATACTTCCCAAGGATGACTGTGTGGTCTATCTGTATTATAAAGATCTTTATATATAGACCTCCAAAATCCGCTTAGTGGTTCGTTAGCAAAGTTACCTGCTTTACCGTAATAGTATGTAAATCCGTTGCCAGCTTTATAATATGTGTTAGTAACATAATCAGGAGTGCCAACTGTTTCTAACCATCTGTTAAAATCAGAAATCATTGTTTTTGAAATCTTCTTTCTAGTAAAGCCAGTTTTTCTATTTTGACTTTCAACAAAATCTGCAATGTCAACAATACTTTCATTGTATGGAAGTTTTAAGTTATTGTAGATTCTTTTTTCTAAGTCTAATAATAATCTGTCTCTGAAGTCGCCAAAGCATTTCCATATTGATCCGTCGTGTCCTTGTAACACTGCCTGAGCATTTGGATATTCAATATAAGATTGCGAATCGTTAGTAGCATGATTCATATTACTACTAGGCATATAAAATACTGTGTTAGTCCCAGCAAACACATGGGTGTGCGCCAATCCTGTTCCGTTATTCCTAAGGTCTTCTTGTTGAGCCGATACTTCATCAGTAAATAATGGATAGAACCAACCAACCTTACCTTTGTATGACAATGTTGTTGTTTCGTCTCTAGCATAAATTTTGTAAGGGCCAGCTACATCAGTTGATTCACTAATGTATGTGTCGTCTAAATATATTTCTGGAGTAAACTTAGGATAAAGACCTAGTTTAGTTGGAGTAGGCGGAACCCAACAACCATCAGTTGAGGGGAATTCGTATACATCTAAAATGTCTCCTGCTGTTGGTGCATTAACTAATGTTAAAAATCCACTACTACTAACTGTATAATCTTTGTTTAATACAAGTTGTGTTTCGTTTAGATATGCAAGTACTGCTAATTGTGATAATTTTGTAAAGTCAACACCGCGGGCTAATGAAAATATTGTTTGTGACTGATCTTCAATAATATGCGATACCTTAGAATCACCACCGTGTGGTATCATATCACTAAAGTAAAAAGGATCATCATTTGTTTTAGTTTCGTTAAGTGTAATTAACACACTATCTACATGCAATTTATCAGTACTATCTACACCAAGATCATTAGCTACTCTTAAAAATTCTCTTTTAAATTTAATGTATTCAATACCGGAATACTTCATAGCTTCGATTGCATCGTAGTCCTTGTCTGTCAAGTTATATAATGCAAGGTTAATTGGTCCACTATGCTGAACAAACTTTAAGCCAAACGGTGCTACTTTGCCCAAGTCCCGTAAGTTGCTCACTCCCGGATACGTTCCTACAAATCCGTCAACATTATCAACAATACTGTCTACGTGATCTAATACTTCGCCTAACGTAAAAGTAGTTACATTTTCGTTTTGCGGATTTTTTTCAAAGTTTATCGGAAACTCGTAATATCCATTACTAGTTTTTGCCGCACTTGAACTTGTTTTAATAACTAAACTATTATTTAAAACTAAATTAGTATTAAAAGTAACATATGCATAACCGTTAACTCTATTAATAGTATAATCAACACCGTCTCTTTTTCTAACATTATCTACGTAAACTTTAACTACTAAATCATTTAAGTCGCCGCTTCTATTATAAACATCAACAATAAAGTTATTAGTTCTTTCATTAGTTACAACTTGTTGGGTAACAACTAATTGCTGAGATTTAGCAGGGGCCGTTGTCCATGCTGATTGATTTACAAATGTAGTTCTATTAGAATATTTCTTTAATAGTGCAGTATCAGTACTAACTGTATAAACTTCTGCTAATTCATCATATCGATATGTATCTGATAATAGATTAAAATCAAAAACAATATCTCCGCTGTTTTGGATAGTTCTATACGATAGTGGAAATCCTAGCTCAGTATCATTGGCGCCCATGCCAACTTTATAACTAAAGATTTTATTACCTACAAAACTACTAGATTCTAATGCAGATAACTGTGTTCCTTCATCGTTATATAAATCAAACAACGGTTGTTGGTTAACTTTTGTCTTGGTTTGTGCTTGGGTCCAAGTTGTTCCGTTGTAATAAAAAATCTTACCTTTGTATTTTACTCCAGACTTAGATAATACTGTTTCGTCTTGCAATGGAGCAGTGTCAGTAGTTTCTTTAAGAGAAATTTGCGTGTTGCCATTCTGACTAATAAACGATACTTGATAGATCTTGCCTGACACAAAGGAATCTGGATCAGCAGTAAACAATACACGCATGCCAGTAACTAATTCAATTCCGTCTACAAAGTATCCTGTTTGGCCTTCAATATCTGAAAATACATCTTTAGTAACAGTATCAATTAAGTCTACTGCGGTTTTTGCTTCAGTACCAAAGTTGAATAGCTTTAGTCCTGCGTCAAATTCAACAATAGGCCGTGTAGCTCTATAATTCTGATCTAATACAACCGGCACACCATTAATAGTTGCAATATTTTCAATTACACTTCTGTGTGTCCACTTGTTATATCTCGACCATTGGTTCCTATCCTTAGATGCTCTGTTAATAACAATATAATCTTTTAGTGTAGCATATGATGTTGCATCGTCAAACGGTAATGCCGCAAATCCTTGATTATCAAACTCGGTTGATACATCAGTTAAGTAGTCTGCGGTAATAACAAGATCTTCTTCTGAAATAAGTTGTATTGAATCGCCAACGCCTTCAACATACCAAGAACCTTTACCGTACTGTTCAGGAGTAATTTTTCCGTAAAACTTTACTTTCATGCCATTAGTTAATGCATAACCATTTTGCATAGTATAAGTTTTTTTGCCAATTATTGCTGAGGCAACGTCTAATTCAGTATTGTCTCTAATATCTTTAATAACAATGAGTCCCGAAGCTTCAATGTCATTGCCATTAACATAGTATAAGTATTCAGGAGACTCTAAATCAACTGTCCAAGTAATAACACCTTTTTCAATATTATTTTTGTTAATTCCAGTAGTATACAAATTAGTAGTATCTTCGTTATCTCTAGTAGTTCTAATGCTAAATGGCATATCTACTGTGTTAACGTCAAACTTATAAGTCTGTCCTCTATACAACGTTAGTGTAGGATTGCTTACAATATTTTCATCACTAAAAATATAACTGTTATTATCAACATTGTCTTGACGCTTAACATTATATGTACTAGTAATATTCCTGGCGGCGCCGTAAACAGGAACTTCATTAGGTCCTGCTGGTAACCAATAGTATTCTCTAAAGTTTACAAACTTATCAAAGTTAACATGTGGATCCCAAGAATAATATTCCTGAGAGTTAAACAAACTGTGATTGCTATTATCTGTGTTTCTAATTTTAGCACTGTTTGTAAAATCTCTATAATCTCTATAAAACGTAGTATTGCCCAAATTATTAGTAATTGTAGCAACAGGTTCTAATTGATAATTTTGTCTGTTATCACTAACTTCTTGTAAGTAATTGTCACCGGCTTTAAATGCTTTGGCATCTTTTCGACCAATAAACCCGTCAACCTTTTCAACAACACCTGGTTGCATCATTTGATCAAGGGTGCTACTTAGAAACTTTTTATTAGCCACTGTTCTAAAGTACCTAGGTAATAAGTCAGCAGTGTTTCTGTTTGTGCTTTCTCCGTTTACCGGAATTGGTGATTCATCTTGTGCCATTAGTATCCATAACCTCCGCCGCTTGATCCTGAACTATTTGAACTACTTGAGCTTGTTGTAGTTGCTGTAGTTGCTGTAGTTGTTGTAGTTGTAGTACTTGTTGTCAACGCTTGACTCTTAATACCTGTGTTTGTTGTGTTAGTAGCTGTAATTATATTACCTGATGCTTGTATTCTAGAAGCTGTTACAGAGTCAATAATTTCAACATCAGCAACAGTTGCATCATTAATAAAGATTTCGTTATTTTCTGCTTTAACTTCATACAAGCTACCAAACCCCTGTGTTGCTTGTTTTGGTACAAGAAGAATATTAACTACATCCGGTGCTACTTGGTTCATTACATACGTTGCAAGTTCTGTAAAATGGAATGTATCTCCAAAGTCCCAATTTTCTAATGCAAAAAATTGATTAATTGCAGTAATAACAAGTGTTCTTATTTCATTATCATTAATTACTTGACCATTATTTTTTACAATTTTAAATGTTGCTTGCAAATTATCTTGTGCGTGTGCTCCAAATAACGGTTTATATTCAACCGAGTGATAAATTACTTCATCACTTATTGATTTATATTGGTTAATTGTTCTGCCATAGTTTTGATATAATTCATCTGTACTAGGAGGCAACGGGGGATTAGTAATAGATCCTGTAATATATTTTCTAAAATTAGTATCATATGTTTTAGTCAACATATATACATCTATAATATTACTTGCACTAGGATCAATTCTATTTCCTTCATCGGCACTGTGTACGTACTGGAACTTTAAATTACTTCTTCCAATGTGTGCTTTATAGTCTGCTGTAACTATTAGCACACTATTATTTAACACTTTGAAATTATTGCTATCTATAATATAAAATACTTGTCCTGATGTATATTGACTATATGCACCAATCTCAGTTTCAGTAGATACAACATTAATTAAGTTACTGTCGCTATAGAAATTATACTTACTAAATCCTTGATCTGACTCTACCTTCTTTAAGAAAATATATTTTGTTGATGTATTAGTTAATGGAGCAACTACTACGTCAAATACATCTGGGTCGTCAATACTACCGTCATCATTTAAATCGTAAAAACTAACTTCTACTTTTTTACTATTAACGTATCCGTCTGTGTTTCTAAATTCTTTTACAATTTCCCAATTAACATCATTATTAAATGCTGTCAATACATCGGGCTTAGTATTAAAATTCATAATACCAATTTTATCTTTAACTAGTTGGCCTGTTGAAGAGTCATAGATTTTGTTTTGCCCATCAAAGTAAAATGATAGCTCTTTATCACTTTCAAATACATATCGCAATCCCCTGTTAGTAACAGTGTAAGTCTCTCCGTTAGTTTGGAATAATACCAACCAACTTGAGTCTAATTGGTTATTAGTTACGTCACCAGTTTTACCATTACTAAACACATCATTTACATTTAAGTTTTCGTTAATGATAACACGCCAAATTCTATTAACTTGGTCGTAGCGTAACCCAAAAGTTTTATAAGCAAATACTTGGTCAATAATTTGTGATCTTACATCAGTGGTAATATCTTTTACTAGTTTTGGTTTAATTTCTTCAAGTACACTGTTAGCTGGAAGTATTTCATTAAGGACAATAGGCCCTTCACCGGTTGTGCTATTAACAGATGCACCCGATCCGGCAGTACTAATAACTTTAACCCACTTGTATGTACTTGCGCCTTTGGCACTGGCATTACTAGTTAACTTGCCATTATCAACAAAGTAAAATCCTACAGGAGGAACAAACTTTAATAATGCGCCAGCTTCTACATATTTTAACGAGCCGCCAGTAAATGTTCCAATTTGGTACGGAACACTACTGATATTATTTAATAGGCCTGATGAACTATTAGTTGTCTTAGTTGATTGTTGCCAAGTGGCACTAAGATCACTAACAATAATCTTTGCATAGTTTGCAAAGTAATAATTGCTAATTGCTCTATTTTGTATAGTAGGAAGAATTGTATTTTCAATAGTTCCTTCAATATCCGTTTGAGTTGAAAAAGTAAATGACGCTTTACTTTCATATTTTTCTCTATAAAGTACACCGTCAGAGCCAAACAAGTTTGTACTTGAATATTTTCCTGTAGCATCTTTGAGATCAAAATATCTACTAATTCCGCTACTAACCCTATTTGTTGATTTAACTTTTATAATTTCTTGGTTTGCTGTTAACGGAACAATATTATAATCTTCACCGGTTACCATTCTATTTTGTGTATAGTATGTTTGTGGTGCATTTTGCTTAATGCTAGAAGATGATTCACTATTAGTAGCGTTAGTAACTGCTTGTTTTAATTCTACGCCAACTGTTAAAGTTTCTGTTTTTCCACTAGTAGCCAAATATGGAAAGCTAAATGTAATACTAGTTAATTCACTAGGAACAACCTTCATAGATCTGTTAGCACTTTGTCTGTAGTATACTCTAAAATTACCATTTGGAATATTTCCAAAAGTACCATCAGCAAATACTAAACTAATCTGATCGTTGGCTCTAGTTTGCACAACATAAAAGTTTCTAATTTTTTTATTTACACTGTTGTATATTGCATTATTACCTTCGATTGCATCTACTTGAGTCCATAAAGTTTCCGGGTTACCGTTTTCGTCAAGTTGATATAACCATACATCAGAATTATTAATGTCTTGTGCGTCGATTGCAATTACTTGATTTGATGTTGGGTTGCTAACATTAAAATTAGCAGACTGCATTGTACCCTGTCTAAAGTGTAAAAAGTATCCTGTGTTTGCACTGCTAGTTCCTCTGCCATCTTCTCTATAAAGAAATGCTAAACTATTTCCAGGTACTGGATTTTCTTCCTTAATTTGGGAGGTATTAGAATTAACGTCAGTTGATACTATTTCAAATTGTGTTTGAAGTCCGTTTACGCCCTTTGCGAAACCAAAGACTGGAACATCTGAATTAGTAGATCTAAATCTATATTGTTGTGTTAGTACTCCGTCAACTTGTAGAGACTTTGCTGGTTTTCCAACTGTGTTGTTTCTAGGCAGGGCCCCATTAAGCACCCGTCTAAACTGTTCTGTCCAATTTATGTTGCTAGGGTCGTTCCAAATAATAGTTTGGTCAGATAAGTTAATGCCGTTACTATCAATTATTTCTTCTGTAGTTGCTACTGTCTCAAACTTAATAAGACCGTTAGCGGCTTGATTACGCTTTGCATTATAAGACAACATGCGTGCCATGCGGAGAACTGATTCTCTACGCTCTGCAAGTTCTAAGAAGTTTTCTCTTGCATTCAAGTCAACTCTATAACTAATATTTTGCCCAAGGAAGGCAATCATATCAATTAGTGCAAGATACTCTGATGTGTCAATATAATCGTTAAAATCTTCAGGATAGTTATTCCTTAGATATGTGATCATTGATCTTCTTAATGTGTCAAAGTCATAGCTACGAAACTCTGCATTTCGGAAACTTTGGTAGACTTTTGTCCAGTCTTCTGCAAGTAGCAGTCTATTCTGTCTGTCGGTTGATGACATCGGTTATCCTTATCTAATCTCTACAAGTATTTATTGAAAACAATAAAGCTAGTAGTTAATTCGGCTATATTAATCCAGCATCTTTATCAAACTGCATTTGCAAGGATTCGCTAATATTATATGTTAAATATGTAACTGTACACTCGATCTGAAGACCCGATTCATACTCTGATACTAGTACATTGTCAGCAATCGTTCTTGGATCATAGTTTATAATGTTTGTAACGTTTGCAGTAATTGCTTCTTTAAGCTGGGTTGTCAACGGCTCGTATAAAGCCTCCCAAATAATACAACCAAAGTTAGGATCAGATAATTTTTCACCTTGCCTAATGTTAAAATGATTAAGCAAATTTTGTTTAATTACTGCTATGTCATATTGCTGGAAGGAATTGTTTCCTGGATTGACTGTGCTAAATCCTCTATAGGCTTTTTGGCCGATAGCAGGCTGTGCTTGTTTAGCTGTTGTTACTTTAATTTGTTTATATAAATCTGTGGCCATACTGTATTTACCTTTAATAAGGATACCCGTTTGCACGAAGTATTTCTAACGCCCAAGGATAATTTGGAAGTGTGGTCCTACTACCATTGCTTCCCCATGCAACTTTTGCTCCGCGAATATCTATATGAGTAAAAGTATTATAAACGCCAATAGCAGTAAACCCATTGTCAATCGCCGCTTGTATAAAATCTTTTCTCTGTTGTGTTGTCAACCCAGTTTGCACAATATCTGTTGCGTTTCCTAGCATGTGTTGACTTCGTTTTGCTCCGCCTACATTTGCATTATATTCAGGCGAACGATATCCGCTAGTCACTTGTAGCTGATAACCTACCTGTTGCGATACACCTTCTAGATTAGTAACAACTTCTGGTTTTACTCTTGAATCAACGTGTGATAACCATCGTATATACTCTCCGTTAGCATTACTAGGCTGATCACTAGGTGTTTCAGTTACGGCACTGTTTGCATCAATTGGGCCTGAAACATTATTAACAGGACTTACATTGGCATATCTGTTAGCGGAACCTCCGACAACTGTTGCAATGCCACCGTCACCATATTCTGTTCCTTCATTTTGGTCAGGGTCAACGCCGTTAGCTTCTTCAACAACTCTGCCTGCTAATATGTCAAGTGCTTCTACTTCTGGCCTACTAAAATTAGTTACTCCGAGTACTATAGCAACTGCGTCTGCGGCATCACCTACAATAACATCACTGCTACCTGTAGCCGTGTGTCCACAAACCGTATTTCCATCGCCTGCGTTGCATACTGCTATGCCGCCAATAAAAACATTATTAGACCCAGCAATAATATTTTGAGGAATATGAGGTAGTAATCCGTGTCCTGCTACACCATCATTATCTACAATTACTAATTCTCCATTAGCAAAAACAGTTGCCCGGCTTGGCTGTAAGTCTCCTCCTGATGTATCGTTATTTCTGCTTATTCCTGGCATTAACTAATCTCCAACGTACCACTTCCCGGAGGGGGTGTTGTTGTTAAGCTAGACAATGGTGTTAATTCGCCGTTAATTAGTTTCTGTAAGAAGCCTTGACCAATGCCAACACGCTTTGCAGTTTCTCCACCTTGCCTAGCATATTCAACTGCCTTTGCAAATTGTTCACCTAGGCTACTCATACTAGAATCAGCCCAATTAATTGACTTACTTGTAAGATATGCCACTGCTAATTTGTTTGCCACTTCTGGATCATTTGCTAGGTCTGGATTGTCTACTACATTAACACCAGCATAGCCGCCATATCGTCGATAGTTTTCCTTAAATGTTAACTGAATAAGTCCGCGGCCTCTATATTTGTAACCTTCATCTTTTCCATTTTCAAAACGTCCACCATAAATTGTATTACCAATAGCTGGTGGTCCTGCGGCCGCAAGTTCCTGTGCAAACTGATCTGATTTAACACGGCTCGGAAATACTTCACGTAAACGTTTTGCACTGTAATTCAAGTTTTCGCTTTGTGGTTTGAATCCGCATTCACGTTGTACTTGCGCCATCGCCATTGCAATAGCTTGTGCATTTCCTGGATTAACGGGATCAGTTGCACTTGTTAGCGTTAGTCCTTGTTTCTGCATTAATGTATACAAGAAGTATCTCTGCATATCATTAACCGGTACAGGGGCGGCTGGTTGTTGCCCTACTGGCTCATCTTTACCTAGCACGACTTGTTGCGGTGCCGGTACTGTTCTAGTTTGTCCTGTTTCGGGATCTGTAACTTGAACAGTACCAATGTTTGCTACAGTTGGACCTGACAGTTCATTAATATTTGGTGATGCATCAGCTTCGTCATTAACAAGTGTATTAACTTGTCTAATAGCGGGAGGGGGTGATGTAATACTTTGTGTTAAGTTAGGAACATGGGCTAATGGATTTAAATTTTCGTGACCGTTCCAAGGCTCTCTAGTTGGAACACGCTTTGGCCATTTAGCGTATGCTGATTCTGCGGCTCTTGTTGCACTTGCAGTAACTGGTACGTCTGCTATTGCTGTGCCGTCTTTATCAACTACTTGACTAGATGCGTCTTCTGTTACCGGTGTAGTAAATGTATCGCTAATGCTATCTGCCGAGTCTGATGCTGAAGCAACTATTGCACTATTCATATGGATTTGACCAGATGCTGTTTCAGCATGATTCCCTCCAGACTTAATTTCAGTGTTAGCTCCTGCATCTAATTTATTATTTGTAGCACTTTTAATTTGTGTTGTTGCACCACTTGTTAATTTATTATCACCTACTGTGTTTAAGTTGTATGCTCCAGAAACAGTTTGTCTATAGTTGCCTGCAACCTTACTACTAAATTCTCCGTTAATAGCAACCGAGCCGTTTGCCGCTACTTGTAAACTATAGTTGCCTGTAACAGTCTTAGTATCACTGCCTTTAATTTGTATGTTTTGATTAGCACCGACTGCTAGTGTATTGTTTTCACCAATCCAAGTATCATTTTTATTACCAACAAATACCTTTTTATCAATGCCTACTTTTGTATCCATGTTATCCTGAGCAGTAACAAAATGATCTCTACCAGCATTAATATTAAAATCTCGTTTAGCAGAATAGTTAATGTCTCTGTCTGCGTGAATATTTACATCGTTGCCTGAACGTAAACTAATACTATCATCTGCAAATATATCAATTTTACCTTGCGAAGTTAATTCAATCCAAGCACTGCCATTTGCATTACCTATGTAAATTAAGTCTTCAGTATTATGTAAAAGTATTTGGTGTCCAGTTCTAGTTTTTAATCTAATGTGTTCATTAAATGGTAATCCGACATTTCCTTTAGAAACATTTTTTGGAGTTTTTTCAAGATCAAAATACTTTGCAGGACTGTCTTTTGCAAGTCCTGCACGAATAAGTGTAGGATCTCCATCGTCCATAGTAAACGCTGATCCGCCGAGTCTACTTTTATAATATTCAATGTGTTGGCCTTTTTCACCGTATTTTCCTTTAGGTGCACCGTCACGCTTGTCTAATGGGCCCGGAGTATTCCATCCATATACTGTATTTGGAATATCTCTTCTAGAACTTGTAGTTGTTAATCCTCTAATAATATCATCAATTAATCCTTGCTTAGAAAGCACATTAACCATAAAAGGATTATGTGGTCTCGGAAACTTATCTGGATCATTTCCTTTGTTTCTATCTTTAGGATCAAGTTTGTTATACTCACCAACTGGCAAATCTTTATTTTTAAATTGAGTTGTAAGTGTATCCTGTATTACATTTGAAGCCTTGTCTGCTGGACTTCCTGCTGGAACTTGAAAGTTCATATAATCATCTTGCACACAACCAATCCAATATCCTTGGTTTATTTGTCCTTCAGCAAAAATGACCAATACCTTAGATCCTGGATCAGGCGGAACTGCCCAAAACCCATAGCTTTGTTGTGTTGCCGCATAATCATCATTTTTTGAACTAGCATCTAAATCTGTTACTCCGTAAAACGGCATACAGTATCTTACTGTAACTAATTGTCCAGGTTCGTATCCTGCATCATTTGAACTTATTGTATTTGTAAGAAGTTCTACTTTTAAGGAACCCTGTCGTTTAGCATCTAAATGACTAACTACTCTTGCTAAGAACGGCCCCGGAGGCATCTGCCCATTAGG